ATAAACACGAACATCCTAACAGTATAGTTAGCGGAGTTTTTTATGTTCAAAGTGATAGTACACAAGATCGTATCTATTTTTATCGCAATAAGTATCAAACAATCAAACTAGTAACAGAAAACTTTAACCCATTCAATTCTGATTCTTGGTGGTTTGAAGCTGTACCAAATTCTTTGATTTTGTTTCCTAGTTCACTTAGTCATAGTGTAGAAGCAGTAAAAACAACAGAAACTAGGATCAGTATCAGCATGAATACATTTCCTGTTGGAAAATGCGGTGCTAAGGGAGAGCTGACTGAACTGATTCTATAATCAGATAAATATCGTATTAGACCATATATAGGGCCTATTACGATCAAACATGGCAAATTTCCCCTTTACCGTTGGTGACAGTCTACGCATTGGATCGGCCACGATCTCGGCCACAGGCAATGCTGTGGTATTGCCCGCAGGTACACAGGTTGGTAATCAATCTGTAGCTACCAGCACTGATGTCAGCACTGGTGGTGGTCCTAAAATTACTAACCTACAAGTAACCAGTAATGTCTATGTGGTCTTAGATGACACTGCGGTGGAGCTCGCTGGTGGATTCATTAAATTAACTGGTACTAATTTTGTTTCAGGATGTATGGTTTATGTGGCATCGACTCCGGCCAATAGTACTACATTTGTCAGTACTACTGAAGTTCGTGCGGCATTACCAGCCACAGCAGCAGGTACTTATCCGGTTTATGTGGTCAATCCCGATGGTGGTACTGCCATTCGTGTTCCTGGTGTGACATTTAGTGCTAGCCCGGCTTGGCAAACTGCTAGTAGCTTGGGTGAGCAGTATGATGGCGTAGTATTGTCATTGCCAGTAGTGGCCACCGATGCCACAGTGTATACATTATCATCGGGATCATTGCCACCTGGCCTATCATTAAACTCTAATACTGGTGTAATTTCTGGTACTGTGACCGGAGTAGCAAATGACACAGTGTATTCATTTACTATCACTGCAACTGATGCACAGTTACAAGATAGTCCTCGTACATTTACTGTAACTATCACAGTAAGTGATCCTTACTTTAGGTTAACTACATTACTGTTAGGTGGTGAACAGGGCAATACTGTGGTGCGAGACAGCTCGGTGAATAATTTCAATTTAACTGTATTTGGTGACAGTCGTGCCACGAACTTTACCCCGTATGGAACTGGGTGGTCGGTATATTTTGATGGCACTGGTGATTATTTAAACATTGCAAACAATGCTGCTTTTGATTTTTCAACGGGTGATTTTACTTTTGAAACTTGGTTCTATTTAACAGCAAATGGTTCTGCTAATATCGATGGAACTAGAGAAGTAATACTTCTCACGGCCTTTCCCACTGGGGGCACTTTGTCTAATGACTATGGCTTTGGGATTGCCGGAAATACAACAACTACCGGAACTGGGCTTTATTTTGGGCGGCGATCAGGTGGAGTTAATACATCTCTTGTGTACAATGGCACAATTGACAAAAATGTCTGGTATCACTTTGCGGTAACTAGATCAGGAAGTAATGTTACTTTTTATCTAAATGGATCTCAGGTCTATCAGTCAACATCTTTTTCGGGCACTGTGAATTCTGGCGGGTTCCCTATTAAAATTGCTGCTCTTCGCTTTGATGGTAACTACGAGTTATATTTTCCAGGATACATTTCCAACCTCCGTGTAGTAAAAGGCACAGCACTATACACTGCCAACTTTACACCAGCTACTACTAACCTAACCTCAGTAGCCAATACCAGTCTATTGACTTGTCATGCCAACCGATTTTTAGATGCCAGTACCAACAACTTCACCGTCACTCGCAACGGTGACGCTGCTGTGCGTAGTTTTAATCCATTTACGATCACCAATACTGGTGTAAATGGATCCATGTACTTTGATGGCACTGGTGATTATTTGAGTCTTACAAACAGTTCGGCGTTAGCATTCGGAACAAATGATTTTACGGTGGAGTTTTGGTCTTATTTAACAGTTGCAAAAAGTGCTGGTTCTGGGATGGGGTTTATTCACGGAACTTCAGGTTCCGGTAATTTTGGAATGTCAACTGACTTTATAAATATTTATGCGTTCACTGTTGGAGGTTCCGGCCTTAGTTTTGCTTATGTTCCTAAAGTCGATCGATGGACTCATTATGCTTTTGTTAGAAGTAGTGGGTCAGCAAAACTATATGTTGATGGTGTGCAAGTTGGCACTTCGCAAAGTTATACAACAAACATAACGGGTTTAACGGGAAGCACCTATGTCGGCGCTGAAACAGGGCCGACAAACTACTACACGGGTTATTTAACTGGTTTAAGGTATGTAAACGGAACCGCTGTTTATACAGCCAACTTTACACCTGCTACTACCTCACTGACCGCAGTCACTAACACACAATTATTAACCCTACAATATCGTCAACCTCACAACAATCACAGTTTTCAAGATTCTAGTAGTAATCAATTCCTAATCACTAGAAACGGAAATGCCACACAGGGAACCTTCTCTCCATTTAGTCAGACTGGATGGAGTACTTATCTATATGATGGATTAATTCAAGCCTCAATGAGTACTAACGGGCAATTTGGTACTGGTGATTTTACTGTTGATCTTTGGGTTTATCCACAAAGTGGCTCACAAAGTACCGGGAATGTAATATGGAGTTTTGCACAATATCCAAATGGTATATTTATAACTTATAACAACGATGGCACTATTAGTGTTTTTTCAAATGGTGCTACTAGAATTACCGGAGGAGCCGGTACCTTAACATTTAATTCGTGGTCACACATAGCAGTTTCTCGGTCTAGCACAGCCCTTAGGTTATTTTTGAACGGGTCTCAAATAGGCATTACATACACAGACAGTTCAAATTATACTCAAGGATTCTATGGCATAGGTAGACCAGATGATGTAGCATCATATTATTATCGCGGGTACTTGTCTAATTTTAGAGTAGTAAAAGGAACTGCTTTATACACTGCTAATTTTACGCCATCTACAACTAGTCTCACCGCAGTAGCTAACACCCAACTTTTAACCTTACAAAGTAATAGGTACAGAGATAATAGTACTAACAACTATGCTGTTACGGTTTCGGGCACTTATTCAATTCAAGCCTTCTCACCCTTTGCTCCCACCGCAGTCTACTCACCTGCTGTTCACGGTGGATCTGCATATTTTGATGGTACGACGGATTATTTAACCTTGGCAGATAGTCCTAATTTAAACTTAAGCACCGGTGACTTTACAGTCGAAGTATGGTTTTATCCTACTAGTAATTCTGGGGGAAGGCCGATTATAGGTAGAAACAACGGAAATTTTTCAACCCCAGCCCATCTTCAACACGGTATATATCAAAGCGGTACTTCTCTTATTGTACGACCTTATTCTAGTACAACAGATTATACGATTAATACCGGTTCTTTCGTATTAAATGCGTGGAATCATGCAGCGTTGGTAAGAACTGGAAATACCTTTTATGGTTTTTTAAATGGGACTAGAGCAGCTACAACACAAACAATTACCGGATCATTGAATAATGGAACTTGGTTAACTTATATCGGGGGATCAATATCGTCAATTATAGGAAGTGAATTTTTTCTTGGATATATTAATGATGTAAGGATTTTAAAAGGAACAGCTCTCTATACCGGAGCAACTTACACAGTCCCCACCGCACCACTCACCGCCATCGCCAACACCCAACTCTTGCTAAACTTCACCGACGCAGCCATCCTAGATCGTACCGGGCGTATGGTCGTTGAAACTGTGGCAGATGCTCAAACTAGTAGTGTACAGGTCAAATATGGCAACGGGGCTATGTCGTTTGATGGTACTGGGGACACTTTGTCTTTGCCAGCAAGCCAAAATTATGTGTTTGGTGGAGATCTTACTGTCGAAGGCTGGGTATATATTGATTCTACTATGGCTTCGAGCCGACCTGACAACCTAAAGACTTTTATTTTTGTTGGCTGGAATACTGGGAACACACCACAATTTTATGTCTATGGAACAACTTCAACCGCAGGTATTGGATTGGGTTATTACGATGGGACAACTGCGTGGGAGGTTGCTGCTACGGTTCCGAAAGATCAGTGGGTTTATTTAGCCTATGTTCGTACCGGGTCTGCACTGTATGGTTTTGTAAATGGGACCAGGTACACAATCAATGCTTCAATATCCGCAACCATCGGCAGCACAAACGCACTTGTTGTCGGCGGGAACTCGAGTCAAGGATCGGCTTATTACTCGTATCTCAAGGGGTATATTGACGACCTACGCATCACCCAAGGCTACGCTCGTTACACTGCCAACTTTACTCCGCCCACTGTGTCACACAGGTTAAAGTAAATACTAGATTATGCCAGTTAATTTTCCCAGTAACCCCAGTAACAACCAATTATATACCTACAATGGATCTTCTTGGCGTTGGAATGGCTTGGTCTGGAGCTTAGAAACTGTACTAATAACTATTGGTGCTACTGGGATACAGGGCGCTACCGGTGCTGTAGGGGCTACTGGACCTGCTGGTGCTACTGGTGCAGGAAGTACAGGCGCTACCGGTCCCACTGGTGCTACTGGAATACAGGGCAATATTGGTGAAACTGGTGCTACTGGAATACAAGGCAATATTGGTGAAACCGGTGCTACTGGTGCTACTGGAACACCGGGCGATCCCGGCGCCACTGGCGCTACCGGTCCACAAGGCAATATTGGTGATATTGGTGCTACTGGTATTGCTGGAGCTACTGGTCCACAAGGTAATATCGGTGCTACGGGAGCCACTGGTCTCGCATACACTGTTAGTATCAGTGAAACTGCACCGGTATCGCCCACACCGGGGTCACTATGGTGGAGTAGTAATATTGGTACATTGTTTTTCTATTACCAAGACGACGACAGCAGCCAATGGGTCAGTGCAGTAGCAGCCGGTGGAGGAACCATTTCCGGTAATACTATCTCTAGTACAAGAACTACTATATCAGGCAATACCGCCAGCTTAGCCAATTCAGCCACTGGTAACATAGATTTAACTGGGTATCGTGGATACGCACTATATAAAATCACTACCAGTGCAGCTAGTTGGGTCAGGGTCTATACTGATTCTGCCAGTCGAGCGCTGGATAGTACTAGAACCGATTCAGAAGATCCTGGCACTAATAGTGGTGTAATAGCTGAAGTTATTACTACTGGTGCTAATACTATTGTGTTGTCTCCGGCTGCGGTGGGATTTAATAACGAAAACAGTCCCACAGCTAATATTGCTCTAGCAGTGACTAATAGATCAGGCAATACCAGTCAAATCACAGTGTCATTGACACTAGTACAGATTGAATCATGAGTCAACTACGAGAATACATAGTTACTTTGCATCGTCGTGAAGACTTGGAAGAGTTTTACGATGACATGGAAACCCCAGGTGGTAATTTATATATACCCAATCGCGAAGTTGATATAAAACTACGCAGACCTCTCAGTCGTAACACACATTACTGGCTCACAGCAGAGGAAGCTGAGCAGTTAAAAGCAGATCCCAGAGTGTTAGATGTTAGTTTGACCTTTGCTGACCTAGGCATTAAGATCGTGCCTTTCTATACTCAGACCGAAACAACTTGGAACAAGTCCGGTACCAATACTAATACTCATAAGAATTGGGGGTTATTACGGTGTACTGAAGGACTACAGCGAGCAAACTGGGGCAGTGATGGTACAGCCAGTCAAACTGGTACTATTACAATAAATGCCGAAGCCCGTAATGTTGATGTAGTTATTGTGGATGGGCATATTAATTCTCTACATCCCGAATATGCAATAAATTCTAATGGGACAGGTGGTAGTCGTGTCGTACAATATAACTGGTTTCAGCATGATCTGGGCGCGGGAACTGGTACCTATGTTTATACACCACTAACCGGCACCGGCGAAGCTGATAACAATCACGGAGCTCATGTGGCTGGAACTGCTTGTGGAAATACACAAGGTTGGGCTAGATCGGCCAATATCTATAATATTAATCCCTACGGTACCAATCCCAACTCATATAGTGGGCAAACTGTGTTTGACTATGTTAGAGCGTTTCATAATGCAAAATCTATAAATCCTGCAACTGGTCGCCGTAACCCCACCATATGTAACAACAGTTGGGGATCACTTTATGAATTAGATATAACTTTGATCACTAACATTTACTATCGTGGTGCTTATGTTGGCGGTGCGCCTTATAATCAAGCACAATTATTGAACTATGGTATATACAGTTCGGGTGGTTATGCCTACCCCCTGGCTCGTAGCACTGCCATGGAAGCTGATATTGCTGATGCTATTGCAGATGGTATTGTCATGATAGGTGCTGCTAGTAATTACTCGGCCAAGATTGACATACCCACCGGAGCCGATTACGGTAACTTTTTTATATGGACTTCAGGTGGTGTTAATTATGGGGTGTCATATCATCAAGGTGGATCGCCCAGTGCTGCTCCAAATTTTATTTGTGTGGGTGCTATTGGTACAACTGCTAATGAGACCAAGGCCACTTATAGCATGATGGGTCCTAGAGTCGATGTATTTGCTCCCGGCAGTTCGATCATGAGCAGTTTTAATACCTCTGCTAGTTTTGGTGGCACCACAGATCCTAGAAACGCCA